TTGTAGGAGGAATTCATTTAATTAATCATCCCATAATTAACCATCTTATAACCACTTGGATGCAACGCCACGGCTTCAGGCATTACGGCCTCGACTTCATCAGCCATCACGCCGCGTTGTCGTTTGCCAAATATGTCATATTCGTAAACGCCGATCCCCAACCGATGCGTGCCAACACGAACAACATTAGATTTTAAGCGCGGATCTGAAAACATAGCAGCGCCGCCAATAGTGCCTGCCAAGTTATAAAGCCCAGCATTCTGCGCGTTGACGTTTGACGATGCAATTCCATACCGATCCATTGCGCCCTGCCCTGCCGCTTGGGCGCCTTGCATGATCGGTGCCGGCGCAATGTTCGACCCTTGATAGCCCTGAAACTGCGGCATCTGGATCTGCGATCCACTCATCAGGCCAGAAATTTCATTTAATGGCTGAGCGCGCAATCCAGACGCTTTTGCTAAAAGTTGTTGTATAGCTGTGTTTGTAAATTGACCCGATTGCAATTCTTGGTTGTATCCCTGGGCATTTGCGGCAGTATCCAAATTAATACCTTGCAGCGCAGCTTGCGTGAGCAAATCATTCTTTTGCTGATTCTGCGAAATCATGGCGTTTTCGTATGCTTCGCCACCCGGCACCAGCCCTTGATTAATCAACCGCTGCCGCGTTGCGGCGTCTGACTTTTCAAGCTGCGGCGCCAGTCTTGACATAATCGCCGCTTGCCCTGTCATGCCCGCATTCACTGGCATTTTAGCAATTCCGCTAGTGTCAACGCGGGTTTGAATATCTGGCAAATTAGGATTAAATTTTGTTGCAAGAACCTCGCGAGCAGTGCCTAAACCCTGCTCGCCAAGATTGGCCAGTGCCTGCTGTACGCGTTGCTGCGATTCCAGAGTATTCTGTGCAGTCGGCGTCAGATTCTGCGTAACTGTCGGTTGATCATTTTCACCAAAAGTGACCGTCTGCCCGCCCAACGGACCAACGATATTTGGGTTGTTCATCCGACCCTGCACGCGGGCGGTTTCGACGTTTGCGGCGCCCTGCGCTTGAGCTGCGCCTGCGTAATCCGGCGGCGGCGGCGCTGATGGTGACGATTTACCCATGATTTATCCTTTTGCTGTAGCGTTCATTTAAAAACCGGCAGTCATCGCGGCGCAGCGTGTAAAACACAATGTCGCCCGCTGGGCGCCCTTCTTTGATCCTGCCTTCTTCTGTAAATCCCATATTCGTCACCACTTTTGCGCTTTGTTCGTTGTCGCTGCCCACTGGCACGATAATCTTTTCGACCTGGCAGATGTTATACGGATAATCAAATATTGCTGCCAAGTAGGCCGGCGTCAGTTGCCCCTCAATGCTGAAATGGCACCAGATGCTTTTGTGGTTCCAATTCTCATAAATGACGCCTGCAATAATCTGATCATCTCGTTTCAATCCTAGTGCCGTTGCCCTGCCCTCAAAAAAGCCACCATCAACGCGCTGTGCAACCCAATGGCCGATTTCCGGCCCCGATACTATATGCCTGCCCATCCGGCCTGATAAACCACGTCTGTGGATGCCCATTCGATTTGCCACGCGGTGCTGGCACTCTTGAGCTGAATAGATCCGCAATAACCCAGACCAGTAATCCCTTGCCAGTCATTTGTGATCTGCAAGCCAGATCCCCAGTTTGACTGATCCCATTTGCCGGTATCCCACAGGCCAGGCAAAGTGCCGGCCAGCGACAGCGGCGCTGCATTGTCGTCAACATCAAAATCGACGTTCATGCCGACAAATATTGCGGGCGCACCGTCGGTAAAAATGCTCGGTCGCGCCCGCGTAAAGTATTTTTTGACGCCGCGGCTGTCAAAATAGTTAAAGGCTTGGAAAGCGTTTGTCGTGATGTTTGCCGCGTTGTCCGAATAGGTGTCATCCCACGCCCTGACCACCACTCCGTTCCCGCCGTAATAGGGATTATCGTTAAATGTTTCCCAGCAGTTCGCCGGCCAGCTCTGAAACTGGCACCAGCTCGTTGTGATCGTGTTCATTACATATTGCTCTTGATATCCAGTATCAACAGGCACATTGATCCATACAGCGTTTCTTTTGGCGTTGTAGTAGACCTGCCACCCGACAGCAGCGTGATCGCCGCCATAGGCCGTTGTGGCCTGCGTAATAGCCCCCTGAATCTTGTTTGACAGCGCCACCCGAGGATCTAGTCGAGAGGATTGCAGGCTTTGTGCCAACGGCATCAGACCGTCATAGGTCAGGATCAGCAGATCGCCGCCCCATTTCAGCATGGCGCGGTTGCCGATTGGGCTGCCCAGCTTCCAGACGCCAGACAGCGCCCAGGTAGCATCGCTGGCCGGATCGGTCCCGCGATAAACAATAACTTCGCCGTTTGACGTGATAAATACCAGGTTGTCGTCCACGCCATAGCCGGCGTCAATGGTCCAAGTGTCCAGATCCACCAGATGCCCGCCGAATTTGGCAATGGCCGACAGATCGAGCACTTGCGCGGCGCCACCGACTGCGCTCGTCGGCAAATACCACGCCTTGAGCGTGTCTTTCTGGATAAACCACAAGCGGTTTTTAAACAGCGTCACATTCGATAGCGTTGTCGTTGTCACGCCGGTAATGGCCGGCGTCGAAGCGGCATCAACAGCGGTCCAGTTGGTGCCATCGTACAACCGCGGTTTGTCCACGCCGTTCACGGCATACAAATAGCTGCCGCCGGTTGTGGTGACGTTGATATATTCCCAAATTGCATTGGTCAGGCCAGTAACAGTTGTTGCAGTTGCCGCCCCTGCGGTGCTCACGTCGTAAAACTTCAGATCCGGCGTCGCTACGGCAGCAAACATCTTGCTAGTCGTGCCGCCGTTGTAAACCATGATGGACTGCACTTGCCCGGTCATGCCAGTTGCCCAGGTTGTCGACCCGCCACGCAACACGCAATTGCTGACGGTTGGGAAAAAGTTAATCAGTTGGACCGCATCCAGCGGTTCCATGTTGGCGATGGAGTCTCGGGCATTCCAGCCACCCACCGGCGCCGGAATTGACGCCACGCGGGCAGCAGTATGTTGGACCAGCGCGTTAGTTCGGGCCATAGCCAGAGTCCGGTATGTTGTCGTAACCAATCAACACAGTGCCTGGGCGCGGTGCAAAGCTCAGATTAGCAGACGACATATCGAGAGCCATTGAAACCTCAAGCTCCTCGATATAGTTTCGATACATTGCGGTGGTATCAAAACCTTTGGCCTCAAAGTATTTGAGTTTTGTTGAGAGCACCATCAGACGATCGGGATAGATCGTGGTATCAGTGTCGACTGTAAAGCTGGTCTTGACAGTGCCGGTTGCTGATTCTGCCCAACCGTTGCTGCGATACTCAAGCCCAAGGCTTTCTGAGGTAGACGTGCCAGGCCAAATCTGGAAATACTTGCCCAGCAAGCGCCAGCGAATCCGCGGTCCGGTGCTGATATAGCCTGAGAGCAACCATTCCCATTGCTGGGCGTCCTCAGGTCCGAGCATCTCCCAATGCTTGGATTTATCCCACATCGTGCGCGGCACGAGTGCTTCGTAGTCACTGGGAAGGTCGTAACGGATCTTCTGGAAATAAGCAGTGTCAGCAGTGCCAGCTGCGGCAAAGTCTTGATTGACCGTAACCTGCGTTCCGCTATCAACCGACACGATATAGGTGTTTTGATTAATGCCAGTACCCTGCACTTGGTAAGTAGTATCTAGCCCTGTGGTGCTGGGAATCCCAGTAATTGTGCGTGCCGCGGTCGTCCAGGTGCCGGTCGTGGTCAGATATTCAGTATAAAAACCATACTGTTTTGTCATCGCACGCCAGTTGTGCCGGCGCAGCAGCTCGTAGCCGGTCGCGTTCATCAGCGCCAGAATCTGCGTCACATCTTGATTCGTGTTGCCAGCGACATACGTCGGCGTCGAAACGCCGAGTTCGTTTGTGACCTGCTGCACCAGTTGCAACATCGTGCTCGACATAATTCAACCTTTCTATTCAGCCTCTTTTCGCGGTCGCCCAGGCTTGCGGGTTTCCATCAGCATCGCCATTTGTTCCTGCAATTGTTTGAGCTGGGCGCGAGTTTCTTCCAGCTCGGTGTCGCTTTGCGATTTGTTCTTGTTCGTCAGATACAGCCGCGCTTTCTCGCGCAGTCCTGACGCACCCATGCCTACACGTTGCAGTTGCGCGTCGGTGGCGGTCGCAAGCTGCTCAACAGTCTGGAATTTTAAGATTTGCAGCTCGGCCATCTGGTGAGAATTAAATTCTTCAGACTCATCTGCGTGCCATTGTGACAGCGGCGTGCCGATCACTGAGGCGTCTGTATTCTGCATTTTCCAATACAAATACTGGCGAGGAAAACGCTCTTTGTGATCCTCCCGAACAGGCTGGTCAACGACATTAGTTTTGTCACCCGGCACAATGATCCGCACAAACTCTTTCGGATTTGCCTTAAATTCGCCGTCCTCGTTTAAATAAAACTCAACGTGAAGGTGCGAATCCGCGTTGTAAATGTCGCTGTCTAAAGCCATTTGATTTCTCCTGTGGGGATTAAGTTCGTGCGCCTGTGAGGCTGTACCATTTTGTTGCTGATACCGCAAAAAATATACTGCTGAAATTACTGGCAATTGAAGCCGAAGTTGTTTGGTTGATTGTTGTTGCAGTTTCGTACGGATAAACTTTAATTGTATTGGCGCCTGAATTGGCAATGTAAATCGTTGCGCCCATTTGTGTAGGCGGCAACAAAACGCCAGTGTTAGCCGCTGCCGTATCAACCGAGTTATAAATCTTATTCAGTTGCAACGCATCAGCGCGGGTGGAACCAGTTGCAGTCAAACCATCCACGCCGTCGCCACAGATGGCAACGGTCATTAATGATGACGCACCGGCCCCAAGAACCCGCGAGGGTATTGTCATGCCGTTAGAACCGATGCCCAAGTTGTTGCGCTGGTGGCAAACAGGATAACGGTTTTTGCTGTTGCAACAGACAAAGTTGAAGCACCAGCATTGATCGTTGATCCTGATTTTGGATAAACAGTTACCGTTTGGCCGGAATCATTACGGATGCCGATCATAGCGCCCGCTTCGGTCGGCGGCAGAATAACGCCGGTGCTGGCCGAGCTGGTAGTGATCGTGTTCCAAACTGCCGACAGTTGCAGCGCGTCAGCAATCGTGCTGCCAACCGCAACCAAGCCAGTGGCGCCATCGCCGCAGATGCTGGTCGTTGAAAGCGGGGAATTGCCTGAAGCCAAAACGCGTGAAGGAATAGCCATTTTTAAATCTCCTTTTTTACATAAAAGACTGCATTAATTTCATTTTGATCTGACCAAAGAATGCGGTATTCCTTAAACTTGTCTGACCACCAAGCATAGGGAAAGACAGACAAATGAAGGTGCTGGCCGATCAACGCACCCATGTTGTCGTGCACAAGGCTTATCTGGAAAAACGCCGATTCGACGCAATCCATGATATTTTTGATAACGGTGTTGACGTTCTCGGGCGCAATGTGTTCCATCACGTCGGTGCAATAACCCACATCACCGGTGGCGGCGATGGGCTTTGTTAGATCGGCGATGAGCAGGGGAAACGTCACATTCGAGTCCAGGCAATTGTTGCTGAAGTCGACCATCTGCATTGTGGCGCCGGTCAATTCGTGTATTTTCCAACTTCCGCGACCTGTTCCGCAACCAAAATCTACCACTTTCTGCTCTTTTGTGATATTGGCGACTTTTACAAAGGTTTCGGCGATTAGTTCGCCAGGTGCGGTGTCACGGTAAGCCGGAATTGACCACATTTTGCGGTATTTCTCATCCTCGCTCATTGGAACAGCATTACGACGCATATCGGCCACAACCTCTTTAATCAGCCCGTCACCGTCAACTGTAATTACGCACCCCAGATTTATCAGATTATTGCAAACTTGCGGGAACAGCTCGGCCTGCCGCGCCATTGTCAACGAGCTGGTGAATACTTTGCCGTTTACCGTCACCTTGCAAAGCACGTCGTTGTCGTTCATTTTCTGTTTGTAAGCATGCCCCATCGCATTGCGGTGCGAGCAGTCATAGCCAAACAGATGCAGCTTGCGGTAACCCATTGTGTAAGCCAGGCACATGGTCGACAGGCCAACCGTTGTGCCGCCACCGACCATTGCAAACTCGCCATCATAGTCAGGCAAATGCGCGTCCAAACCATCAACCGCCGGGTGCCAAGTTGTGATGTTTTCAACAGCATCAAACAGCGCAGGATGGCACTGGCTGGAAATTAAATACTCATCAGCTTTGCCGATCAGATCAATATTGCCGGGGCGTGCGTCAAGAATGACCTGGTATTCCGGCACGATATTGTTTTTGTTTAAAAACTTGGCGGCGCCATTAAGAGCAAATATCTTTTGCCCCAGCGCGTGCCGTTTGCGGATCATGTCGAGCTGGTCAGCAACAGACGGTCCACCGCCAACAATGACAGCATGGCCATCGTGAGCAGGAACCTCGGCGATCCAGCGATCGCATGATCGAGAATTCAGTTTAACGTTGGCGAATAATTCGTCATCGTTAGTGTTACAAATGATTTCTATATCCATAAGATTGCAGGCCAGATTGTCGTCTGGCCTGCTCTCCTTTCTTTAGGTAATACGGCCTTGCAGATGCGGGCGGTTCATCACCACGTTCACTGTGGTGGTTGCAGAAGCAACCGTCGCAGCGTTCGCGGTGCGTGCACCGAGGATTTCTTTACCCGAACCAGTGGCGCCCACTTTGCCGGTCGATTTCACGCCAACCGCAACGGTTGCCGCAAAGTTCGACGAAGTGGATTTAGCGCAAACCGCAGTGCCTTCAATCTGATACCAGCCAAAAGTGCCGGCCAGATTAGCAGACATTGCCACCGCAACCGGGCGAGCCTGGTTGCTAGTAGTGGCGCACAGAGTCGTCTGATACGTGGTGCCGTCATACGTCACCAGCGAACCAACCGCAGTGGAAGCAACACCCACCAACAGGATAAATTCGCCGGCGCCATAGGTCGGATCGAAAGCGCGTTCGACCTGACCCAACGTATTAGGCGGGGTTGGGATAACGGCAGCGCTACTAGTTGAGACACCGCTCGGGCTAGTGACACCCGTGTCGATGACCGCAATCTGAAGCAAGCCGGCTTTGTTGTCGTCAAAAGTATAAGCCATGTCAATATCTCCTTAAGCAACCAACACGCCGCTAAACTGCGGACCGCTAGCGCACATGTTGCCCGCCCAGCCAATCAGTTTAACAATCGCGTCTTGGTTTACGGCTTGCCGTTCGCCGCCAATCGGCACAAAGTTCCTGTCTACGTGTGGCCTGAAAAAAATGTACTTCGTATTGCTTGCTGTTACCCCACCTTGCGGTGTGGTGCGATCATTTCTGCCGCACTCTTGAGCTTTGGTTACTTCAAGTTGCACTCAAGTCCAGACTATCGCTTCACCTTCCCAGGTGTTCTCTCGCTTAGTCGTTCAGGCTGCTTTCGCTTGCCCCTTGTTGTCCTCTTCAGGAGTTCCAAGTCAATCAGAGAGAATTCTCACATCTGCGTTTTAATGCAGAGTGACCCCAACATTAAGGAACCACATGTGGTTTGCAGTTGCTGCCGAACCGATACCGCCGTCAAGCACAACGTCGGAAGCCATGCCAGCGCCGTAGTATTTCAGCGAAGCAAAGCCCGCACCGGCCATCGAGGAACCCGAATCAGAAATGCGCTGAATCGACTGCAACGATTGCAGATACAAACGGTAATAGTTGTTATCAGCAACGATCAAATCCGGCTTGTCGGTTCCGCGAATCAGCTGCACAGCGACCGAATCCATGTATTGCTGGATGTTCGATGCTGAAGTAGCAGATCCGCCGTTTGTTACACCAGAGTAAGCCACTGAGCGCCAGAACGCGAACGTAGCTCGGTTGATGCCGCCATACGTGCCAGTGCTCGGACTATCCGGCACAGCAGCTGCCAGCCCGGTAATGTTCTTACCAGAGTTTCCCGTACCATCAAGATAAATATCGCCACCGATACGGTTAGCCAGCTGCGCTTCGGCCACGTTCATACGACCGTCAAGCAGGTCGATGATCGCTTCTTTGCCGCTGTTCTGAATCATCTCCAAACCGCTGATCGAAACCGCAGCAGCATATTGCGTAATGCCGTATTGCGCCGCACTGATCGGGCTGTTTTGTGAAACGTTCAACACTTCATAACCCGAATAAGAATTCGTGTTATTGGTCGTGCTGTCGTTATACATAACTTCTTGGAGTATGACATTCCCCCCACTGAAGGTCTTAACATTCCCGCGTTCTTTGAGGCGGCGCAAAAGCGCATTGTTATTTGTAACGTTGTCGGCCAGCTCACCGCTACGACTTTGAATGTTGGTCGCAATGATGTCGCTGATCGAGCTATTGGCAAAAGCCATAATAAAGCTCCTTAGAAAATTATCAGAGTCGGTCGCTTATGTTGTCGAATTGTTCGGCAAGCAACGACCGGCGATCTTGCGCTTTGGTATTTGTAACGGTGCCGGGTGTGGAACCTTTCACGCTTACCGCTGCCGCCCTCGCCCGTTTCGCCGCAGTATTAGCTGCTGCACGTTTCGTTGCATCCGCTTCGGCTTGTCGGCCACTTTGGACAGCATCAAAAAGTTCGGGACTTAAGCGTATTGCTTTTTCGTACGCATCATCGAGATCCATAGCCATGCCGCTTTGTAGAAGCTGGATCATGGCTGGGCGTGCTTCCTCGAAGTGTTCGGCCTTTTGACTGAAATTGTTGATTTCGCCAAGTAAGGCTTGATTCTGCTGCTGTTCCTGTTGCTGTTTCCAGCCTTGCACTTCGCCGCGAACGTTATTCAGTTCGTTTTGCAGTGCATAGATTGTCGGATCAACGGCCTGTTGTGGCAGGTCGTTACCCATTTCGTTTAAATTTACACCGTAAGATTGCGCCAGTCTAGCAAAATACTGCCGTTTTTCTTGCGGATTGCTGTATCTCAGCGCGTGATCGGCCTCCATCAGTGCCTTAACTGCTTTCGGCGCGTCAATGCCCAAACCCTGAATCGTGTTCATGTAGGGGTTCAAAACCTCCTGCATTTGGTCGGCAAATTGGGCTTTGCTGATTAACGGCTCGACGCCCGCCTTCATCTCGCTTTCGCGCTGCCAGGCGTATTGTTTTAGCTTGTCGTCTGCCAGATTCCAAGTTTCGTGATAGTCCTTTTTCCAGCTTGCCGGTGGCCGGCGCCAGACCGGATCTTCCTCGGTCTTTTCCTCAGTCGGTGCGGCTTTTGCAAACTTGCCGACTTCATCCCGCGGCTTTTCGGCCGGTTGCGCTCTTTCGGGTTCGGGTGCGGCCTCGGCCTCATCAAACTGTGCTGAAAGCATCTCGCGGCGTGCGTCTGCGTTTTCGACTGGCACTATCTCGTTCAGGTCTGACATTTGCTTCTCCCTGTGGGGGTTAGTTTAACGACGGTTAAAACGTAAATCATCTCGCGCTTTGGCGAGCATTTTATTAGCCTGGTCGTGCGTCATATTGGCAAGTTGCGCCCGCAGGATCTCGCGCCGGTTGTCTGTTGGAGGTGCGACTTTGGTTTCCATGCTCTCGTTGCCGATCTCAATGCAGTTATGCGCCCGCAAATGCTCGCGGTGCTGGCTGCGGCTGGTGATCATGCTGCCATCGGCCATTGACTGATACGGCTGAATGTCGGGCATCACGATCGGCGCTAGCGGATCGGCGTAGTAATTGTTTTTTTCAACCAGTTCACCATTGATTTGCACGTATTGTTTTCTCATAACAGTGTCAGAACGTCCTCATCATCCATTTCAAGGTGGGTATCCCAGATCCGCTGCACGCGGTCCAGATCGGCAAACAGCGCGTCGTAATTGATTGTCGGGGGCGCTGACTTTGCCTTTGGTTGCGTGACGACATAAGGCGCGGCAATTTCCTCGGCGATCTCTGGCCGGCCTTCGACAATGCGCTCAAAAGCATCAAGTATTGCCTGTTTTTTCTTTGCTCTGAGTTTGCGCTCGCGTTCAAGCTGCTCTTTAAATCGTCGGCCGTCGTGCGTGTCGTCAATGATGACGACGGGCGGTGCGCTCGGCGTAACAGTGCCGACTGATCCGGTTGCGTCATTGCCAGACAGCGAAATTGTGATGACAAGGCCAACAGTGCCCGCGGCGCCAGTTGCCTCGGTGCCTGTAACTGGAACCGTTGTGCTAACAGTTTCGGTGCCGACGGCTCCGGTTGCCTGCACGCCGGATAGTGAGATGGTGACGGTTGCGCCGACTGTGCCAACGGCCGTTGTGGCGCCGGTTCCGGTAATCGGAATGGTCGCGGTGGCCGTAACGGTACCGGCTGCGCCGGTTGCGGCGTTCCCAGTAAGTGGAACAGTTGCGGCAACGCCGACACTACCCGGCGATCCTGTAGCAGAATTGCCGGTGACGGGCAGGGAATCCCATAGTGCAGCATCCCAGGTGCCGGTATCCCATGCGCCCTGTGCCATGAATTAGGCAATGCGGATAAGTGCGTTAGTGCTGTCATTGGTCGGCATGGATAACACGATAGTTCCCGCGGTGATCGCTTGGGCGCCAAAGGTGTGCACGCTGATCGCCTTGTTGGATTGGGTGCTGTTATAGACAAGCACGCAATCAAACGATGTGGTGAGCGTGACGGTCGTGTAAGTGAAGCTGGCACTCGGCGTCCAATAAGCTGTGGTTCCGCTTGAGGTGGGCGCTGTGGCGTTTGTCGCTGTGACCCCACCGGCACTATAGCCAGTGCCTGAAACCTCGCCAGTGGCGCTGTATGCGGTCGTGGAGGCGTTTACAGTGGCACTTGCCAGATACAGCGCAGCTTTTAGGGTGTCTGCACCTGTTCCGGCCCGAATAACGGTCGTTCCCAGCGCGTGAATGCCGGAGAGAATCTCTGTTTTGAAACTGGTGCACATTGCTTGCGTGTTAGCCATTTTTGAAACTCCCTGCCTCGGATGTTGAAACCATCGGTTTTTTCAGTCTGACATGCGCGGATCTGTGCACCAGCTCGTCAGCAAGCCAATACTCTACCCATGTCGTGCTCTCGTTGTCGTTGTCGACCGATCCCTCTCGCTTTTCGAGCAGTGAATCGTCCATCTCGCCTTTGGTCGTGGTGACGATCATGCTGCCACCTCCACGCCGACTGCTTTGCCGTCAGGCCCGCGCACAATGCGTTTAGGTGCTGCTAAAGTTTGCATGACACCACCGATGCGGTTCATGGTTTCGCCATGCATGTTTGCCATGTTTTCGTGCATCTGCGCCATGTGATCAATGGCCATTTTGACGTTATCGCCTAGCTCGGCGCTAACCTTCTCGCTTGCGGCCTGCTGCGCTTCAATCAACGGTATATCCAGACCCGGGTTAGCGCCAATCCTTGCCACCATGATTTTAGTTGCCGCTTCCAACTCGGTGCGCTCGTGCGCCGCCTTCAGTTCGGCCGCTTTGAGCTGGCCCTCGAATTGCAGCTTTTGTTGTTCGAGCTGCGCGGCGTGCTGCATCTTCATCTGCTCGATCTGCATCTCGGCCTGCGCTTTCGCCTGGGCGGCTTGCGTGTCGGCCTGCACGCGCATCTGGTCAGTTTGCTGCTGTGCTTGCAGCTTGATCATCTCAGGGCTGGGTTGCGGCGGCTGACCGGCAGATTGTTGTTGCTTCTGTTTCATCTGCTCGAGCGCAACATCAAGCACGCCCTCGATCGGTTTGGCCTGCTTGAAGCCACCGATGCCGAATTTGATCAGCTCGACCAGCATGGGCACCATTTCGGGCGATTGCTGGCCGACTGGCAATGCTTCTTTCATAAATCCACCGAATGCGGTCAGGAATTCCACGCGGTCGCGCTTGTTCTGTTGCTCGTCCAGCTGCACCAAACTGTCGGCATCGACCTCAATGCGAAAGTTCCGCAGCGGATTGTCCTGCATTAGTTGCATCGCCTGCGGGATCATCTGCTGATCTGGCTGGCTCATCTGAGCAGCAGCGGCATAGGCCAGAATCGTCTGCGGCTGAAATTTGCTGCACATGACCTGCGCTTTTAGCCGGATCAGCTCGCTGGCAAACAGTGCGACTTCTTCCTGCATCGAGCGCAGGCGCAGGCCGGCGTATTGGCCTTTGATCTGTTGCGCGGTTGCGGTTTCGCTTGCTGCCGAGGCGCCGCGGATAATGTCAGAAATGCCGGTGATCTCGTAGATCTGCGCTTTGATCTCGGTGCGTGCCCGGTAGCAATTCAGTAGAGCATTAGCCAGCTCATCGATCGGCAGAATGTCGATAGCGCCTTTAAGCCCGCCTTTTTCGCTGAATTGCATCCATTTGTCGACTGGGATCAGCGTATTGTTGTCGCCCTCGGTCAGCAGGCGTTGCAGTGCCGGCTGGCTCGCATCGTAAACGCCGCGAATCCGCAGTGCTTTAACCAGTCCATCAATGCGATCTGAAAGAATATCTAGCTCGTTGGCTTGGTCCTGGTAAAGCACGAAGTCCGGCACCGGAATCAGCGTGTCGCTGGTCGTGGTGCTGTAAAGCGGCTTTGAACAGGGGAAAAAGCCCTCTAGCTCAAGCGGATCGTCGCGCTCGTCGATCAGCTCGTTATAGTTCTTGGTAAACCAGTAGACCTTGCCGGTTTCTTTATCCCACAACTCGCATATCTTTGCGCGGGTGCGCTCTTTGTTGCTCTGGCCATAAGTTTTGAGCGTTTCCGGTCCTGAATCTAACGGAATCTTTTTTGATACCTTTTCGCCGAATCGCTCTGTAAGCGCCTCGCGTGTCATGTAAACCCAACGCCAAACGCAGGTTACCTCCTCCCAAGTGCGTGCGACAGAGTGGCCAAAATCCTTCCAATGAACGTAATCGGTGGGGGCGCACTCGTATTCGATTTCCTCTTGCGGCTCGGCTTCGCCAGCGGTGTAGTCCTGATTCTCGGGATTCTCGGCGCCTTCGGGGGTTTGGCCTTCTGCTCGCTCATTTTCGATGTCCTCGGTGATTTGCACGCCATCTTCGGGTGTGTCAAGTGTGCGAACATGCGGCTCGTAACGCACCCAAGCAGTGCCGCGGCCACCGAGGAACCGATCCTCAACGGCATAGCGCATCGTGGCGCGGAAGTCTGGGTAATGCTCAATCTCGTAATCAAGCGCACGCTCGATCAGCTCAGACGCCACGCGGCCCACAGGATCGTTATCACCGAACCGGCGCTCTGCGACCGCTTTCGGCAGCTTGGAGTAAACAGCCGGAATCAACGTCTGCACGTTGGACCATAGAATATTGAATTTTGCGGTTTCGTTGGTATGCTGGCTGCGATTGTCGTCACGATAGCGTTTGACGATTTTCTCTGCCCGCGCTTCCCACTTCTTGAATTCGTTGTCGTATTGACTGACGATATTCAGGTATTTCTGCACGCCGGTTGCGGTGGCTTCCATTTATTCGCGTCCTATGATGTTCATGTGCTTGGGGTCAAACACGACAAAGTTGCTGGTGCCACCGCCAGCGCGTGAGCCTTCGTCTAGGTATTTGATGCCGGGGATGCCGAGGCTATACCGCATGTAATTTGCAGCGGCTAGCGCGCCCTTTGAATCTTGCGTAGCTCGCTTTCCAGAACCAAATACCTGTTCTACGAGAGCGTCGTGAAACTGCTGCCCGGTCATGTTTGGTTTTGCAATGGATGGCATAAAATCTAATGCTGCTTTGCCCGCGGCTTGCTGACTCAGCGGCTTATCCCAATCCAGCATCTTGGCTATCTGCTCGTCTGGGAGGTCTACTTTGTAGAGGGAGCCCGGCAAATCTACATTAGGCAATGGTTGTTCTGATCTAAGAATTTTAACTGCTGGATTATTATTGCCGCCTGCAAAAGTTCTTGCATGAAACTCAGCCGCGGCTGCACGATCACCATTGTGCCTTGAAAGCTCAAAAGCGGCAGTTTGAACAGGATCATCCCAATTAATAGATTTTCCGCCTATTTTTATTTCTGCGGCTGGTTTACCTTGTGCTTTGTGCATTGCAGATACACTGCCTTGATAAGATTTTGCAACGCTTGGTGCCTCTGATAAATAACCAGCCCCAACACCGTAAGCCTGCGCCCCCTCACCCGTTCCAATCTTCATCGGATCAAACTCGCCCAATGGATTATTGGCAGTTGGTTGGAAGCGATGCGGGCTTCCGTGATAGACAATCTTGCCCAACATCGCAGGTCCAAAGTTCAACGCGCTATCAATCCCCTGATTAATCATCTCCTGCTTGTTTTCAGGATTCATCTGCGAGAGCACGCCACGCGGAGGATTCTTTAACGCTTCTGCCCAGGCGGTCGGCGATACCAGATCGCTAACGTTCTTTTGCACGCCGCGGCCCCATTGGGCGGCAGCATCTAGTGCCCGACCAACCATGCTGTCAGGTTCGGGTGTCGGCAACGCCATGCCTTGCTGGTATCTCAGCGCAGCTGCCAAGCGGTCGGTGTCGGCCATTATTTATTCCTGCTCGATATTGCTGCGGCTTTGCTCTTGGCGTCGGCCTTGCTGCTCGCGCCCCATGCCTTGAGCGCAAGCGCCAAGCGTGTTGGCTCGCCGTTCTTCTCCATCGGCCCCGGCATACCGCCCATGCGGGCCAGAAATGATGCACGCCGCGGGTTATCGCCAGCCTTTACAGGCGCTTTAAGCGTGCCGCCTGTTTCGGCTTTGTAACTGGCTCGGCCTGCCGCGTTCAATCCACCGGCAGGGTTTTTCCCTTCTTTACGTGTCCAGGCTGCGCTCATTATTATTGTCCCGCTTTAATTTTTAACCAATCCGCTTCGGTTGCGCCAACAGCATCAGGGTTTACGCCATTTGCCTGCATATAATGTTCTTTCCATGCGGTCGGATGTGTTGCTGATTTCAACATTTCGCCGGTCGGTGTTGATGATGGCCAATGGTAACGATTGCTATCGTAAGGGTCTCGCTCAGGTCTAACTCCAGCGTCCCATGCTTTGCGGTAATCATAATTAGCGTTTTTGCTTAAATCTGGCGATTCTC